ATCACGTGCGCACACTCCGCAACCTTCAAATCCTTGCTGCTCGCGCCCAAGACGACGAACCCTCCGTCTATCCCCGGAACACTCCGCTGACCCTTTCGATAACTGGCGACAAACATATGCCGCCAGTCGTCCTGAGAGAGATTGACACCGTACCACTTCACCTGTGCAGCAACTTCCCCGCAGAGCGCTTGGAGCTTGTCATTCTGCAACCGCGTTCGTGTCGGCTCGCATTCGTCCACCTTGATCCGCGCGACCTTCCCGGCGTCCGTGAGAACCTTCATGGCGTTATAAGCGCTGAGCATGGTGTCACGCAGATTCCGCTTGTCGGCAAGGAACTTACTCACCATTCCCCCGAGTAGCCTTTCACGGCTTTCCAGAGCGCGAGAGCGGCATAAAACACGCGCCAGCCTTGCGAAATTTCCTCCGGTGTCCACACGTGTGTGAACACGGTCCCCGGCTCCGTACGGCTGATGAAGATGTTGGCGCAGGGCATGTCACCACCTCCATCCCTTTGGAATAGTCCCGCTTTGTACGCTGCCAGCTGGTAATTCTGGTCGTAGTGCAGCCGCTTGTCCGATCCCGACTTTTTGTCCGTGGTCTTGAAGTCCACGACGATTCCCGTACTCGGACTATGCATATCGCAGCAGCCGCCGAACCCAAGAGGATGGGCAAAGGACTTCTCCGAAACCCAGTCCTGAACATTCGGGAAAAGTTGGGCGAGTGCATCCCGTGTCGCCTCCACGTGTAACCAGTGCTCCGCAGGGACGCTTCCGCCTGTGAACCACTTTTCGACCGATGCATGTATCCTCGTTCCCTCGTTAGCCGCCTCCTGCGCTTGTCTGCGGCTGTCGGAGCGTATACGAGCTAGGTAGGTAGCCTCATCCTCTCCGTCAACCTTAGGCAGCGTCTGAGAGGCCATGAGAACCTGTTCTTCCTTCCAGCGCTCCAGGCCCGGCTTGGCGATGATGGACAGAACCTCGGAAACGCTGGGCACCAGATTCAGTGCCCGAGCGTCACGGAGGGTGGTATCGCGCACCACAACACCCTTGCGGATGGTGTGGCACGCTTTCCCGCTGCGACTGTACCAGTGACCCACGTCAGACCCAGTGGCGCTTGGTCAGTGGAGCAAATGGGATCGGATCGTCGTGGAATGCTCCACGCGAAGCCGCTTCCTGCTCCAGATGGTCGTCCACGGAATCCTTCGTCGGCGCGGCAACCTGCTCGCTGATCTTCTTCCGCACCCACTCCGGCAGCTTGTCGTAGGACTTTACGTCTTCCTCGTCGTAGTACAGCGGTTCGTTCTCCGGCTCCGGGGCATTGGTACCTTTCGGCAGCGGCATGACAGCGGCGATGTTGGCGTACGTCTTCTCGCCCTTCTCGTTATGCACGATGGAAAGCATGCACGCCTTTCCAAGGACGCTCCTGGTGTCGAAATCCCCCGCCTCGGCGTCCGTGAACTTCCGGCCGCGCCAGCCTTCCAGCATCGCACGGAGATTGGCCTTGCCATTCATGCTGGCCGTGAGCGTGTCGTAGACGACCATCGGGCCGGAACGCTTGTTGCCATCCTTGTCCGTGTACTCCGTTCGTTCGTTCGGCAGCTCGAACCGGAACACGACCTTACGCTTGGGTTCGTAAAACTGGCTCGGCTGGATGCCGATGTCGGCGACCATCGTGCAGACCGCCACGTGTGCGCCTGCGGGGACTGGGGTGAAATCGGAACCGCCTGTTGCTGAATATCGTGCCACGTCGTTTTCTCCTGTGCCGTATCTGGCGTAAGGGTTAGCCCATGTCTATGGGTTCATCGTCCTGTTCTGGACTGTTTGCGATTGCTGCCTGCTCCTTGGCGTAAGCGATCTGTTGCCCATCCTCAAGCCGGTCGAGCCATTGTTCGTACTCGCGGCGTTCCTGTTCATTCTCGAAAAGCAAGCACTCTACCCGGTTCATTTCCTTCCCCTCCCATACGGCCCGTATTCCTTCACACGCAACGTCTGCACCTTCTCCAACACGAGACCGTTAGCCCTGGCCTCGTTCAGCACACGGAGAACGGTTCTCGGAGACATGCCGCACAGGTGTGCGCTGCGGCGCTGGGAGACGAATCGTCCGGATTCGATCACGCGGAGGACTTTCTTGAGCTGTGCGTCTTTCAAGAGTCACCCCGACCGGCTGCTGTTGTTGTAGGAGTCCGTCAGCTTGCAATAAACCTCGTACTTGCCATGATCGCCAGAGCCGAACGCCCACGGCTTGGCCTGACGACCCCACTCTTTAAGGTCGGTTTTCTGGCACGCCTCGGACTTCTGCTTTCCAGGCGTTTGTGACGGACGCGAAGACTTGCTTCTCTGGCTCAACCTACGACTTGATGTGCTCATTCTTCTTCTCCCAGTAACTTGCTGATCACGGACGAGCGGTGCTCTGCATATCCGGCCTTGAATTCCTTGCTGGCGTCGCCCGGGCACGGCATGCTGAGGCCGTAGCACACGAAACCTAGCATATGGTCGGACTTGGCCGCAGACGGCAACAGCGTGCGCTCGCGCGGGACAGTGGGTGTAGACCGGCGCTCGATCATGGCTTGTCTCCGAGATACTTCCGCACGTCACTCTTGGTCCGCGATTGCGAAGATTTCGGTTCTGGCTTAGCCAGATTCTCCTTGCACTTCAGATGAACGCGGACTTGATTCCCATCCACAACGTGTACGCGATACACGAAGTGGCCATAAACGCGTGACAGCGGGCGGCCACATTTCCATCAGAAATGCGCACTCACGGCTTCACCCTGTACTGGTAGTGGGAGGAATTCAGCGCGATCATCTGCTCGCCCGAAACCGTTTCAGGTTCTTCCCAGCCTGACCCGGAGTTTTCCTGTATCTCTTCCCCGGTCAGGTAGGCGTTGCAGATCATCCGTGCTTGGTTGTACAGCTCGCGGCTAATCTTCACGGGCGGCTCCTTGGCGGAAGGCGGCGAGGGCTGCACGAGCAGCTAGCACGTGTTCGACTCGCAACTGATGGTCATTCCACGACATCAAAGGAGTGGCCGGTTTCTTCTCCAGCGAGAAATCCTCAATCGGAATATTCGCCAGGACATCAAGAGCAGCCACCAACTCCGCCACCGCCGCATCTCTTGCACGATAGGCGAGGAGTTCGGAGAGGAGTTGGGGGGCGTGCTGAATCGCGGCGACCGTGGCTTCGCGTTCTTCCTGCGGCACTTCGCGATCGAAAGAGACGTTCAGCCAAACACGATTGCGGAACGTTTCCTCTCCGCGCCGCCAGCCGTCGTGCATGAGTGCGTAGACGGTCGTGTCGGACCGCTGCCAATCGCCCGCCGTATGCCCCCGCAGCGCGTCGAGATCGAGGGTCATACACCCCTCCGCGCCTGCCGGTGCAGGGTGTCAGCCAGCTTCAGGATCGTGTCATTGCGCGAAGTCCGCCCCTCAGCATCCACCGCCCACGCGAACAGTTCCATTAGCGTTTGGGACAGATCGGTACTGCGGAGCAGCTGGTCAATCATCCCATCGTTGGATTGCAGCATGTCCAGATGGCGTTCCATCTTCAGCGCAGCTTCCGCCAGCGCGGAACCGTGGTCGTGGACGTTCATGCCGCACCAGCCTTCGCGAGCGCGGCGCGGGCTTTTTCGATCGACTCGTCGAAGCCGCGGCCTTTGAAATGCGCGGTGACGCCGCTGGCATCCGCGTCGTCGATCAGTTCGCGCAGCGCCGCGACCAGATCGTCATGCGCATTGCAGGCTCGGACGATGGTTTCCATCTCGTCCTTGCGCGCAATCGGCATCACGAATACCGGCGGCGCTTCCGTCCGATCCTCGCGGAGCGCATAGACGCGCTCGTCTCCTACAAGGATTGCCATCCTCGGCGTCGGCGTGTGCTGCGCGTTCGTTTGATTGTTCATGATCTGCTCCCTAAGCAGTCGGCCGTGAGTGACCGTGGGCATATCTTGACGGCATCCGCCGCAAGTTGCAAGAGGTTTCTGCAGGAATCTTCATGGCGATAAGTTATTAGATGGCGGCTGTTGCAGCCACGCAGGAAATGTGCTTGAGTACGCAGGCCACAACCGAAAGAGGGGTTCGCATGACAAACGAAGAGCTGGATGTGCTGCTGGCTTCTGGCAAGCAGATGGTGTTCATTCCTCCAGCGATGCCAGAGAGCGAATACATCGATCATCTCAAGCGCTTCATCGAGCAGCAGGCGCAGGAGATTAATAGGCTTCGTACACGCGTTGCCGATCTTATCGATGAAAACATGGACCTTCGGAGGTTTGGATGAAAACAGGCTGGAAGGACATGTACTTCGCGAAGAGGGAGCACGACAAAGCGATGAAGCACCTTGTCTGCAGCAAGTTGGATCGCCCGACTAAGAAACAGATGAGCCGTGCCAAATATGTCGAGAACCACAAAGCCAACGCCAACATCGGCAGTGACACAGAGATAGCCGCCTATCTGGCGAGAGTTCCGAAACCGTACCACTACGTAGAGGGGGATGAGTGATGAGTAAGCACAAGATTGGGGATATGGTGCGCGTGAACTTTCCAGGGGTTCATGCGCACGGACATGAATGTATCGTACTAGGCGAATTGGAACTGTGCCCGGGCGGCATTTTAGGGTGGTATTTGGGGCATCGTGTTTCATTCCCGCGAGAGATTCCGGACGAATACGGGGCACTCTGTGCTTTTGCTCCTGACGAACTCATCCCCATCAGCCGCCTGACGGTAGACGAGCTGGCGGATGCTAAGGAGGTGGCGTGATGAAAGAACTTCAGTGTGACGGAGAGTGCGCGCGTTGGAACGCTTGCGAGGGAGATGTTGTCAAGGTCCATTCGTGGGATGGCAAGAATTTGCGCACTGGTCAGCGGCCGACATGCATGGAATTCAATTACTGCGCCACCGCTCGGTCAGAGGACCGTAAGCGCGGATTCGATGTGGAGGAGGTATGAAAGACCTCCTGGCGAAATGCATCCCCTACGTCCCCGCCGACCTAGCCGAGGAAATCCACGAAGCACTCCAGAAGCCCGCAGGACGCGCTACACGCCTGCCGGAATCCTGGCGCCCAAGCCCTAGCCTGATGACATGGGCGGCCAAGGAGAGGCCGGACGTTTGCGCTACGAGGCAGGTAGGGGCTTTCACCGACTTTTGGAACGCGAAGCCGGGGAAAGATGCCTGCAAACTTGACTGGGACGCCACGTTCCGCAACTGGATACGCAACTGCCGGGCTGATCCTAGGCCTGTCGTGCGCAACGAGCCGAACCCGAGTCCCGCGACAGTGATGGCGCGTAGGAAGGCTGTAGAGCCGCCCAGTCAGGCGGTGAAGGACATGATGGCGGGGTTGGCTGCGAAGCTCAGGGTGAGCCTGTGAAAAGCGGCCCCCGGGATTTTCAGTCCTCGGGGGCTTGTTGCAGACGATCACGGCAGGGCGTAAGATCGATTCCGTCAGCGAGTAACCAGCTCCTGACGTGTGGCATTGGTGATTCCGGCACCGAATGCGAGAGGAAGTGTACACCATCCTTCCCTCAACTTCTCGGCAACACCCATACCATCCGTCCTGATCTGCCGCTGACGCTACCCTCTCGGTTGGCGTAACGGCTGCGTGTTGGGTTTCTAAGCTCGTACAGTTGGGATAGGTCCTGAGACAGCGAGGCGTTCCCGTAGTCATCACAGGGCGCGGACCGGATAAGGTGATGGCTGGCTAGTCGGGACCCATACAAGGTTCTCCTGCCAAGAGTTCTTCGCAACAGCGGGGATGCTCTTGGCTGTCTTCCCACCAAGGTTCTCAGGAAATGCAGATTACTAGAGAGTGGATATTAAGTAACAAGTCTTCTAGAGGCGGATGGCCTATGTCTCAGCTTCGGCTGATTGGCGTGTGTTGGCCGCCGCAGAAAGGATGGATCAAGGAAGCTTGCCTACGCGAGATTTCTGAACGGACACGGGAAGAATTCGAGAGCTACGGGAAACTCCCGAGGATGCCTAGGAAGGAAGAGAAGAAAGCTATCCGAAAGCAGAAACGGGCCGAACGTCGCGCGGTAATGGCGAAGATCGAGGCTAAATCGCAGTTCCAGGCCAAACTCGAACGTCATCCTTCGTACAAGCGTGATGAAGACTTCTACATCAGCCGCGAATGGCGAGAACTACGCTATCTCGCGCTGAAGAACACAGACGGCCGCTGCCAATGCTGCGGTGCATCAGGAAAGGACGGACTACGGATACACGTTGACCATATCCAGCCGCGTTACCATCGACCGGACCTGTCGCTGAGCCTCGACAACCTGCAAGTGCTATGCGAGGACTGCAACTACGGGAAGGGCGCTTGGGACAACACGGATTGGCGTTAACTACCTACCTAGAGGGGAATAGAGATGAGCGACCTTATTTGCCAACGCACGATGACTCGCTGCCAGACGCCTGATATGTGTGCGCCTTTTCATGGCTGCGCGGGCAGTTCAAGAATTGCAACACCTCGCGAAACTGTTCGTAAAAGCTTGGTCGATCCTGCTCTGGTGCAGCGCGCCATGATTTGGTACGACCATGCGGAGGGCACTCCTGTGCGCAGCGGACTGTGCGAGCGGGCGCGGATGGAGGCTGCGTTGGATGCTGTTCTGAATCGGCCTGAAGAGAACCTATTTCTGGAGCAGGAGACCACGCCATGACCTACACCCAAGAGCTAGAGAAGGCGCTGGTATCGTGTCAGCAAGACTTGGACGAGCAGCGCGCCAGAGACGAACGGCTGCAGTTCGATCACATGCTGGAGGAAGGCAAGAAATGGCAGCTCGTCGTGGACGCCGCCCGCAAATACCTCGCGGAGCTGACATGATTAAGGGCCACAACTACGAACCGATGGAACTATCCATGCGGATCGTGCTCTGGATGACCGAGCTACCCAAGGAATCCATCGCCCTGGCTGAGCTATGTCAGCGCATGCGTGACAAGTTCGGTATGTCGCGCGCACAAGCCTATCGCTACGCAGCCTGCGCGATTTACGTGCTCGATCTGACGGAGGAGCATACGCCGAGGCCAAAAGCGGGCAACGCCCGCACCGTACTACCCCTGGAAGAACGCAAGAAACGCGTTCGCTATCTGGACCGCATCTACTTTGCCAATCGTGCGGAAAAGAAGGTAAGATCAACTGTCGGCCGAGTCTCCCCCTAAGATGGAGCCGAAAGTCGTCCCCGTGAGCGAGTCCGGGGGCGCATCTAACAGATGAAGGGGAATTCTATGCCCGAGTCTCTTGGCGAAAAGATAGAGCGCCTAAGCATGCCAGTTCCAGAATCTGGTTGCTGGCTATGGCTTGGTGGCCTGGCGAAAGGGTATGGAATACTTCGTTGGCGTGGGAAGAAGGTATTAGCCCACCGAAGCTCTTATGCTGTGCACAAAGGGAAGGCTGGGAATTTCCATGTGTGCCACAGGTGCGATACACCATCCTGCATCAACCCATCGCATTTGTTCCTCGGTTCTCCGAAAGAGAACATGTGCGACATGGATCGGAAGGGTCGTCGTAGGCATGGGAATTCTGCTAATGTGCTCTCGCCAGAGAAAGTCTTGTCGATTAGGAGAAAGATAGAATCTGGCGTATCGCATAGGGCAATTGCGATTGAGTTCGGGGTATCGCGCACATCCATCAGCAACATTGCTAGTGGACGTTTTTGGGGCCATGTGAGATGACAACCGAAACCTGGTGGACCTTGGGAATCATCGCGGCATGCCTCGCCGAGCTGACGCTGTGCGCGCTGTTCTCGCGCAAGTCGGAGCGGGACTGATGGCCTCCAGAGGTTTGCGCAACAACAACCCATTGAACATCCGTACCGGCGACAATTGGCAGGGGTTGGCCGACGAACAGACTGACCCGTCATTCTGCGTGTTCTCGTCTCCGGAATACGGCCTGCGCGCCGCTGCGAAGCTCCTGCTTAACTACCAGTCACGCTATGGCTGCTGGTCAATCCAGGCCATCGTGAACCGTTGGGCGCCCGAGAGCGAGAACGATACCGCTGCGTACGTTGCCTCAGTCGCGAAAGGCTGCGGGGTGAACAAGGACGAGCTATACGACCTCAGCCATATGGAGAACATGGCCAAGATTCTGCGGGCCATGACGATCCATGAGAACGGCTCGTGCCCGTACGACAACGTGATGCTGGAGAATGGCGCTAGCATGGCTGGAGTGCGGTGATGCTGGACTTCCTCGCCGTCCAGATACGCACGATCCTCGCTAACGCACATGGTGCCGCATCCGTCCTCGCGCTGATCGCTGGCATCTTCCTCGCCGAAACTCTGGCCCACATGCTCCCACGCACGATGGATGCCTACGCCGCAGACAGGATCACCCGTCTCACGTGCTTCGGCGTATCGTCCTGCATGACCTTCTGGCTGGATGCCACGGCAGTAGGCTTCTGCCTCGCCATCACGACTGGCCTCGCTGGCCCCACGCTCCACCAGATGGGAACCCGCTGGTTCTACACGAGATACCCTGACCTCATCCCCAAGGCGTACAAACCATGATCGACTACATCATCGTCTTCCTCGTTGGCGCTGTAGCTGGCGCTGTATTCCACGCCGCTATCAAGCGATTCTTCGCCAAGAAAGGCATTTCGCTGCCTGAGAAGCCGTAACCGTGCTCCGTGCCGGATATCCTGAAAATCGCCCAGTCGCTGCTCGATCGAGCCAAAGCGACATCCGCGCTACCGGTGAGCGAGAGGACGGCGGAACGTTTGGTGATGTTTACCGAGCTGCAGGACGTGATGCTTGCCGTGCTGCAGTATCACAAGGGCTACGTGACAGCCAATCGGGATATTACCGACAAGGCTTTGAGGCTGGGATCGCTGTTCTTCGAGAACAAAAGAGGCGTCTGGTCGCTGAGGCCGGACACCTCCCGGCACTACCGGAGCGAACTAGAGTCCCTGTTGCGGGCTACGAACGGGATGGAGCCTGATGCTTAGCCTGCAAACGTACGCGATTGCCGGAACCGCCCTGCTTGCGATCCTTGCTGGCGCTACTGGCTATGGCTACGCTAAAGGCCACAGGAGAGCGCAGGATGCGTGCGCAGCCCATGAGGCTACTGCCCTAGCGGCATCTCTCCAGGAATGGCAACAGCGCGCGCAGTCGCAGTCCCTGGCCGATTCCGCAGCACGAGCAGCCGACCAAGACCGCCAGAAGGCAGCGAGCGACCAGTTACAGGCTATCGCTGACAAGTTCTCGGGGATCAAGCTACAGGTCGCCAAGGTTCAGCCGCCAGCCAAATGCGAACTGTCTCAGGACTATGTGAGACTCTGGAACGGAGAGGGGTCGTGAGCCGCTATTTGCTGGCGCTCCTGTTGTCTGGCTGCGCGCAGGTTCCGACTGTCGCGCCGATCACTCTGCCGCCTGTCTGTCCGGCTCCGCGCGAGCTTCCTGGCATGCCAGATTTGCCCCCGACGCTGCCGAATCTGCCAAGCCTGTCACAAGACTATGCGGCCGATCTGCTGGCCAACCGAATCGCGTCTCAACAGGCTTACGCAGAATGCAAATCGCGGTACGATAGCCTCCGGGAGTGGGTCCATGGGCGCTGAAACCATCATCGCGCTGGCCGCACTCGCACTAATCATCCTCGTCACCCTCATAGGAGTCATGCTCATGGCTGGTATCGCAGAAGTCAACGCAGCACTCGACACTCAAGCGCAAGCCATCACGGACCTGACGGCTCGCATCGCAGCACTTCCGGGCGCGACCGATCTTCAGCCGGTGGTGGACCGCATCAACCAGAATACGGCGCAGGTGAATGCGCTGGCGCAGCCGACTCCGTAACATGGCTCAGTCAACGCTAATCCCTCCCGCCACGGCTGCCCAGAACACGCCACAGCCGTTCAATAGTGCCGGCTCATCTTTCATAATTGTCGGCGCTGACAACCTAGCTATGACAGAAACGGCTCCTCTCTGGATTCAGATCGGCAGCATCTTCAAGCAGGTGACGGATACGGCAGGGAACATCATCACGCTCACGGCTAGCATCCCCGCAGTACAGCTCATCGGCGGCCCCGTCTATGCGGCTACCAAGAGCGCTACGGCGGCCGCTTGTGGTGTGTATGTCATAGGTGGCTCACCCCGAGTCCTCGCCGCATGAGCCTCGCGTCTGGCGTCAATCAGAGCCATTACGTCACTGGTTACGCCCAGACGCTTTACGACGCGTTCTTCGGGAAGTTCCAGCGCTTGGTAGACCCTGGCCTCACACTGCCATTGCTCTGGACAATCACCAATGCGGCCTTCTCGGTCGCCGCTGGAGTCATGACGGTTCTAGGTGGCTCGGGAACCATCACAAGCCCGCTGACGCAGCCGATAGACCCCAATCAGCCTTTCACCTTCTCTAGCAACATCACGCTGAATCCGCTGAATGGGCCGATCACTGTAAGCCTGGTGAATTCGGATGGCACTACGCAGCAAATCTATTCCGGCACTCCTAGCGGAGTCATTCAGGTCATGGGGACGACCAGTAAGACCGTGATAGGTCTGCGCTATACGAGCAACAACGTGCTGGCGATCGGCATGCTGATCACGACCCCTTCACTTGTCGCATAGTGATCCGCTACCACGCTGGTGTCAGGAAATTGCTACAATCCGTCCACGCTATCGGCTAGACGACCTCTTCACAAGGCCACAAGATGAGCATCGGGGACCGCATACAGAGTCGCTGGAACACGATGACCACTCATCCGCTCCAGACGCTGCTCGGTCTAGGAGCTGGCGCCCTCGTCCCCGGCGGTGGGCTCATTGCTAACCGCCTGTTCAATCGCTACAACCAGAATCAGTTCAACGGGGCGGCCAATACCGACTTCGGCAACATGGTTGATCAGGGCAATCGCGCTGGTAACGCATCGATCGATAAGCCCCTAAACGGCCCACTTGGTCAGTTCGGTGGGGGCAGCAATCAATCCCTCGCCCAGGCCTTCATGGGTAATATGGGGAGCCCCGCAAACACCGGCAACCTGAACATGTCCCATTTCTTCGGCCGCAGCCCGCAAAGCTTCTCAGGCCCGAATGCCGGTGGACTCCTAGATTTCCTCGGCCCCGCTCCGCAGTCAGGCCCCGGCGGCACGTTCGCCAACGGTGGCGCGATGAATTACGCCAGCGGGCCAAGCAATAGCGGGTTCAACGGATTCGGCAGTCTCGGCAGCAACCTTGGCGGCTCTAGCATCGGGGCGAATACGGCCTTTGGCGGAACGTACTGGGTCAACCCTCCTGGCGCCAGCAACAATGGCAACCTCGGCAGCAACCGTAACAAACAGCAGCAGTAGGCGTGGTAGCTTCAGTTGGCAGAGCAGCTAGGCCGTTACGGAGTCGTTCGAGCGACCATCGTGGCGGTTATGCAGGTCGGAGGTTCGAGTCCTCCTCACGCCTTCCATCCCAACCATAAACGTTACAAGTAACAGAACGATACGCAAAGAAATCATGGCAGCAGCAAAAGGCAACCGATACGCAGCCAAGCCGAACCGTATGTGGTCGGAGATGCTGCATCGCAAATTTACCCAAGACCCGGACAAGCTGAGTCGCATCGCTGACAAGCTGATTGCCCAGGCTGAGGAAGGCGATATCTCCGCCGTGCGTGAGATTGCAGACCGCCTGGACGGGAAGGCAGTACAGCAAGTCCTGATGGATGCCACGGTCACTGACAAGACTGTCCGCGAATACACTGATCACGAGCTAACGGCCCTGCTCGCACAGAAAGCGGCCGAACGCCCAGAACAAAGGAAGCACTGATATGTCTCTCCGCAATCAGCACCCGGCCCCGACGACCGTGAACTATCTGGTCGATCTGAATACGGTCGGCGATACTCCCGTAACGGTCCCCTTCGCCAAATATATCGTCCGCCGCATGACGCTGTTCGATGTCAGCACGACACTTGCGGCCTCCAGCGCGACGATCGGCGCCTATACGGCTCCTGCAGCAGGCGGTACGACTATCGTCACCCCCGCCACGGCAACGGGCCTCACGGCAGCCACGAAGTTCAACGATCGCACGATCGCAGCCAGCGCCGACTATCTCACGGCCCAGACGATCTATATCCGCGTGGGTGTGGCGAATGGCGCTGCTGCTACGTGCTCGGTGGCATTCGAGCTGGAATGCATGGAATAAGTTACCCACTCCGCCAGCCGCAATCCGCTCGGGACCGGCTGGCTCTTTTTAGGGGAAAGGGCATGAGTGTTGTGCAGAACGACGGGTCTAAAGAAACGCCGCTTCACGTAGAGACCGTTTTTGACCCTCAGTTGGTCGAATCCGTGAACAATACGATCCACCATGGCATTGGCGTGACGCGAGAAGAGGCCGATACGACTTCTCTGGAAGAGCGCGTGAAGATGCTTGAGCTAGTCGTGAACTTCGTCAGCCAGCAGAACTTCCCCCAGGATGCAGATCAGACCTACGGCATGCTGATCGCCAAGGCCATGCGCGGGAAGGAGAGCAAGACCCTCAAGCCCCTGTGCCCGACATGCGGGAAGACGTTCGCATTCGGCGGCGTGTGCCGAGACTACTTCCACCAGCCGATGCCGGTTAGAGACATCATTGGATGATCGATGAATCCGCCATCGCCGAGGAACTGCTTGCCCGCAGGCAGGCTCGGCGGTCGCTGATCGCGTTCACGCAATACACCAAGCCTGACTTCGCCCCGGCTGAGCATCACAAACGCATCGCAGACGCCCTGGAGCGCGTGGAGAGAGGTGAGTGTCGTCGGCTGATGATCTTTGCGCCCCCCCGTCACACGAAGTCTGAGCTTGCCTCCCGTCGCTTCCCGGCGTGGTACATCGGCCGCAATCCCACCAAGCAGATCATCACAGCGACCTACGCCAGCGACTTCGCCGAGGACTTCGGCCGCGAGGTCCGGGGAATCATTCAGGACGAGACCTACAAAGCCCTGTTCAACACGCGTCTCGCTGCTGACTCGACTGCAAAGGGCAGATGGCACACCGAGGAAGGCGGCATCTATGTGGCCGTGGGCGCTGGTGGTCCGATTACTGGGCGTGGTGCTCATCTGGCTCTGATCGATGACCCGCTGAAGAACCGGCAGGACGCCGAGAGCGAGAAGCTACGGGATACGCTCTGGCACTGGTACACAAGCACCTTGCGCACGCGCCTGATGCCCGGCGGTGCTATCGTGATCATCTGCACGCGCTGGCACGAGGATGACCTTGCAGGCCGTCTCCTGGCGGCACAGAGCGAAGGCGGTGAGCAGTGGGAAGTAGTTAGCTTCCCTGCACTCCGGGTAGAGGATGGCGAGGAAAAGGCCCTATGGCCCGAATGGTATCCGCTGTCCGAGCTTCACAGCATCCAGGGAACGATTGGTCCACGTGACTGGCTGAGCCTCTACCAGCAGACCCCGACCAGCGAGCAGGGTACGTTCTTCAAGCGCGAGTGGATGCGCTACTACACTCAGGCTCCCGACAGTATGACCATCTATATGTCCGGTGACTTCGCCGTGACGGAAGGTGACGGGGACTATACCGAGCTTGCTGTGTGGGGCGTGGATACGATGGGCAATATCTACGCTCTGGACTGGTGGCATAGCCAAGCGAGCGCGGATGTCTGGACAACAGCGATGCTGGATCGGGTAAAGCGCTGGTCGCCGCACTACTTCATCGGTGAGACTGGACCGATTCGGAGAGCGGTTGAGCCTTTCTTGCGAAAGTCTATGGAGGAACGCCGCATTTACGTGGCTTGCGAATGGCTGCCGCATGGGCAGGCGAACAAGGAGGCGAATGCGCGAAGCTTCCAGGCCATGTGCTCTGTGGGGAAGGTCTATTTCCCGCAATCAATGGTGCGGACAAGCGCTGCTCAGGACGCCGAGGGACTTTGGGCTGAGCGCGTGATCGATCAGCTGCTGCGCTTCCCGAGCGGCAAGCATGATGACGCGGTAGACACTTGCTCGCTGCTCGGCCGCTTTATCGATCATACGTGGAACGCTCCGAGACTGCCCGTCAAGAAACCGCTGGTCTGGGATGCCCCTATTACCATGAAGGAACTGCATGAGCACGCTGCGTGACCGCTGGGTAAAGCGCCTGAAGCAGGAAGAGAAGGCGCACGCCGAATTCCGTACGGATGCGGAATCAGCCCAGCGCGCGTATTATGCAGAGACCGCGCGGGAAACGAACAATACGTTCACCTACCCTCTGTTCTGGTCCACTGTGAAGGTGCTGCACGGGAGAATCTATGCACAACCTCCAAAGCCAGACGTACGTAAACGGTACCCCGACCAGTCCGGCACCAGCGATCCCAGCCTTACTGGCTCTCAGCCTCCCAGCCAGCCGCTTGGCGGAGGTGGGCAAGCTCCTGCCGCGTTACCAGTACCCGGCGTTCAAGGCCCGAGTGCGCCCACACAAGGAGCGCAACCTCCTGCTCCGCCGCCCATAGATGACAACAAGATCGCGCAGTGCATGGAGCGCGCGCTGTCCTACACGATCGACACCACGGAGTTTGATGCTGACGGCCATATGGCGGTCAACGACCTCCTAGTGGCTGGCTTGGGCATCGCCAAGGTTGAGATGGAGACGCAGACGGAGAGCCAGCCGGTCCTGAATCCCATAACCGGCGAGCCGATCATGCTGGACGAGGAGTCGGGCCAACCTTATGACCCAATGATCCATACCGCAGAACCGATTCCTGCCATGCAGGATGTGGTGGTCGATCAGGTCTGCAACCTCGTCGCCTTCGGCTGGAACCAATTCCGCTGGGAGCCGCAGCAGCACTGGGGGAATGTGACATGGGTCGCATTCGATCACTGGCTGACGGCTGACCAGATCAGCGACAAATGGGGTGTTGACCTCAACAAGACCGGGATCGGCGGAAACGGAGGCGTGAAGACGCCGAACAAGCCCGATTCCAATATGTACAAGGAGCAGTTCTGCGTCCACGAAATCTGGGACAAGGATAAGAAGCAGCGTATCTTCATCTGCGAGGAGCTGGATAAGGAGCTGGAGTCTGAGGATGACCCTCTTGGGCTGAAGGACTTTTTCCCCTGCCCGAAGCCTATGCTGCTGAACGTGAAGGATGACGACCTCGTTCCGTCACCGGACTACAAGTACTGCGCGCCGCTGTTCAAGGAATGCACAAGGCTCACCGACCGCATCATGTCGCTGACCCGGCAGATCAAGGACGTTGGGTTCTACGATGCGAGCTTTGCGACCGAGCTTCAGGACCTGAACAAGCTCGAAGATGGCGCGCTCAAGCCCATCCCGAACCTCCAGGCAAAATTGGATGCGCTGAAGCCCGGCAGCTCTGGCTACGACTCCGTGGTCATGATGCGCGACAATACGAACAAGGTCGGCGTCGTCCAAGAGCTGATCCAGCTTCGCGAGCAGACCAAACAGAACATCTGGGAAATCTATGGCGTATCCGATATCCAGCGGGGAAGCACGGACCCGAACGAGACAGCGACTGCTCAATCGATCAAGGCGCAGTGGGGCGATATCCGCGTTGGCGAGCGAATCCGTATTGTCGCCCTCTTCTTCCGGGATGTATTCCGCATCATGGCCGAGATCATGGCAGAGCGGTTCCAGCCCGAGATTCTGGAGAAGATGACCGGGATTCAACTGTCGGATGCAGAGCTCCAGGTTCTCAAGTCCGACTATGGCCGCTGCTACGCGATCGATGTGGAGTCTGACTCGACGGTCGTGCAGGACGAATACGCCGAGAAGCAAAACCGCCTGGAGTTCCTGACTACGGTCACGGGTTATCTCCAGCAGATTCTGCCGGCGATCCAGAAGGGCTTGATTCCTGGCGACCTGGGGAAGGAACTTCTCCTGTTCGCCGTGAACACCTTCAAGAATGGCAGGCAGCTCGAACAGGCGATCAACGCCGCTCCCGGGACAGTCCAGCAGATCGCGCAGTTCCAGCAGCAGGCGCAGCAAGGTCAAGAGCAGGTCCAGCAGCTACAGAAACAGCTCCAGCAGGCGCAGGGACAGCTTCAGCAGGTCAACGTCGGAAAGGAGCAGCGCGAGAACATCCGGCTCGCTACGGACGCGCAGAGCAAGCAGGTTGCCGACCAGAAGACGGCGGCGGAGACCACGAAGACGCAGGTCGAGACGGCGCAGATGGCGCAGGACATCCACGAGCAAGCCATGACGCCGATCAAGGGTCCACCAATCGATCCGAGTTTATCCGGCCATGTCGCTAGGCCCGGTCACTTCCAGTGATTCTGGAGGACGAGAGATTCCGATCATGGCTGGAGCAAAAGGTCGGAATCACGCTACAGCAGGACGCACGCTTCATCGGTAGAATAGTTGACGGAAAAGTGGCATGGGTGGTGGGTTTCAGCCGTTATGTGACATACAAGGATGGCGCTGATATCGAGCTTACGGTGGCGGTGGAGAAAGGCATTACGCGGGAGTCTCTGAGAATCGTTTTCTGGTACGTGTTTGAGACCGCCCGCTGCAACCGCTGCACGGTGAGGACGAGCGCAAGTAATACGAAAGCGCAGAAACTGGCTAAACAGTTGGGATTTGTGCACGAAGGCACGCTGAGAAAGGGGCTTGGCGATGAAGACATGATGATTTACGGCTTGTTGAGGAACGAATATGGACAGTACAAGTAAGCCACCTCCGGCTCCCGATCCGAAGGAAATCATCGGGCTTCAGAACCAATACAATCGCTACAACACCTCCAATCCCTTCGGCTCCACGAGCTGGAGCCAGGGCGAGAACGGGCACGAGACGCAGACAACGAGTCTCAGCCCGCAGATGCAGCAGGCGATGGATCGCGCGTTTGGCGCCGCCGCGACGCCTTACACGAAAGAATACGTACCCCAGGGAATGGACCAAATCGCCAGCGCCATCATGGGCAAGGTCGGCCAACACTACGGAGTAGACAACTTGAACACTAACCTGAAACAGCAAGGCATGCCGCCTCCGAGTGCCAACATGCCCGGCCAGATCAACGGCGGTAGCATGGGCAGCCCGCAGATGATGAACGCCCTTCAGGGCCGAGGTATGCAGGGCGGCCAGATGGGCTCTCCGATGCAGATGGGCGCGCAGCAGCAGATGGCGCCCCCGCAGTCTGGGCCTAACGCTGCCTATGCTCCCTTCCAGCAGTACATGCAGGGCCATGGGAACTTCGCGACGACCGGCGGAATAAACTCAGGCGGTCAGCAGCAAAGTCTCCAGCAACTCCTGCAGATGTTTGGCGGTCCCGGAGTCGGCCAGATCGGCCAGCGCACGATGCCTGTCGGCAATCAGGGGAGCTAATCCATGCCTGCCTCCTACCTCGATACGCTTCGCCAGCAGGGGTATACGGGCGACTACACCTACAATGGGCAGGCGCAGCATTTCGTCAATGGCGTGAACCAAACGCCGCAGACCCCGGGCGCAACAGGTGCCACGAATCCCAACCCTACGGGAACGCAAGGCCAGCCCATCTTCGGTGACATGTCCGCGCAGGGGCAGAGCGCGGGCACGCAATCGCAGATGGCGCCGTGGTCAAACTGGATGAACCAGGGCGGCGTGAATCCGCAGGGCTGGATGAGCTTGGGCGGAGCTCCGAATACCGACTACCTCGGGATGGGTAACTGGACGCAGGGTGGAGCTGATCCTACGCATGTACAGGGCACGAGCGCGCAGGACATGTCGGCCACAATGCAGCCGTATGTGGACCAGGCGTACCAGCAGGCTACACGCACGCTAGACCCGCAGTGGCAGCAGCAGAGCGCCGCGTTCGATCAACAGATGATCAACCAGGGCATTCAGCCCGGGAGTTCCGCTTACAACACGGCCAAGCAGCAGTTCGACCAGTCCAAGAATGACGCTTACTCCCAAGCGCAGGCTCAAGCTCAGCAGCAAGGGCTGGCCGCGCAGAGCCAAGCTTTCGGGCAGGGGCTTTCTCAGTCACAGCTCGCCGCGCAGCTTTCTCAGGCGCTGATCGGTGCCAATTCCCAATACGCCGGCCAGCAGTTGCAGGGTAACCAGGGGATCATGCAGGCGCTTCTTGGGGGTAATAGCGGGATTGCGCAGCAGATCATCGGCGGAAACGCGACACGTGGCGCGGCTGAGGCTGCTGCCGGAGCATCGAGAGGAAACAGCATGAACTCCTACAATCTCGGTATGGCGCAGTTGGGAGAGCAGGGAAGGCAGTTCGACCAGACCTTCGGCCAGAACGTCAGCCAGACGGACTTCGGCAACCTCATGAATCTGCTCGGCATGGGCCAGGGCGTGAACCAGTACAACAACAATTTGTTGAACCAGGATCAGAGCCGCAACCAGAGCTTCTTCAATTACATGCCGGGTGGTGGTGCGGGGAATATCGACGTCCAAAACCCTTACAACAACTATTACCAGGGTCAGCTCTATCAGAACCAGTACGGCAACAACCAAGCGAATGCGAACAACCAAGCACTCAGCCAGTGGGCCGGGTTGCTCGGCAGCTACTTTATGGGTGGCTAAATGGCCGATCAAATGAATATGATGGCCTTCATGGACCCGTCAAGCATGGCGGACCTGATGTCGCGCCAGCAGCAGCTGCAGCAGCGACAAGCTCTGGCGCAACAGCTCATGCAGGCACAGTACGTGCCTAATTCGGGGAAACTCGGCGTCCTGGGGGCGATTGCATCCCAGCTCGCTGGCAATATGCAGCAGCGCAGCAACAATCAGTCCCTGACAGACATCCTTCGCGACCAGTTCTCGCAGCAGCTTTCCCAGGCAAAGGCCGCGCGCCAGCAGCAGCTGGCAGATGAGAAGCGTAAGTGGGCTGAAGAAATTCAGGGCTCAATCCTGAAAGACCGGGGGAGGGCGCAGGCTGATCAAGACTATGCGAAGCCAACCTATGTCACTGGCGTAGGCTTCGTGGATGGCAAAGGTAATCTCACTGTTGATCCACGTATTGCTTCCACACTTCAGAGCACCGCTGCGGCTGAAGCGAATGCGGCGGCAGCAGCGGCAGCTCGCTACCGAGAAGCACCTGGGGCGGGAGCGCTGGCAGAACTGAATGCAAAGATCGCGCTCGCTAAGGCTAATGGGGCTACGCCATCTGATATTGCCCGCATGCTAACCGGCCATGACAGCAGCAATCAGATCGTCCCTGGCGTTGGCGTCGTGGATAAGGACACAGGGCAAGTGAAGCCGATGGTTGGAGCCGATGGAAAGCCAATTACTCAACCACTGACCGTTGCGCAGCAGGAAACTGCTGGAAAGGGCGTTGCTGGAAAACAAGTCCTGAGCATTTTGGACGACATTCAGAAGAAGCTTAAGAATGGCACCGCATGGACAGGCCCAATAGACCAATACATTCCTGGAGAAGGTCAGCAATCGTTTCAGGCAGCTATCGATCAGCTCGTAAATCCACTGCAGACGCTGACACGTGTCCCGGGGCAAGGCTCCCAGTCGGATGCTGAGCTGAAGCAGCTTATGGCAGGGTTCCCTAGTCTCGGAAGCCGAGAGGATGTGAACCAAGAGAAGATCGCTCGGTTGCGCCAATATGTTACAAACCTTGTTAGCCAAGGAAACCCTACACTTGGGCAGCAGACACCACAGCAACAAACTCCGGGTCAATTGAGTGATGCAGATCTTCTGAAAAAGTACGGCGGTTTGTAATGGCCGATCTTATGGCAGCTCTTCGCAACGCTGATGCCGCAGGTGACACTGAGGCTGCTGCGCGCATTGCGGCGATGATCAAGGGTCAATCGTCCGACCCGACCTCCGATATGAGCACGATGGACAAGGTGCTCGCGGGGATTGGCGCTGGGATGGGGGATATTTCCGCAGGCTCCATGCAGGCGGCTGCGCATCTCGCCCAGAACCCCGGCGCGCTCCCGATGGGGCTACAGCCTTTAGCTGCACTCGCACAATATGCGGGGCTGACGCCAAAAGTCGCGGATAAAGCAGTAACGGACAAGGCAAAGATGGATGCGGCCCTGAATGCTACGGGCGCGGGCCAAGTCGGAAACTTCATCGGGAAGGCCGCTATCACCGCTCCGCTGGCCGGCACGGCTGTTGCTGGGGAAGCCGCATGGATTCCATCGCTCTTAAAGGCAGCGGCTTCAGGCGGCGCTGTAGGCGTGCTGGAGCCCGTCTCAGATGTTGCGCAGCCCAAGCAACTCTCGGACCTCATAACCGGAGGAAATAAGGGTGAGGACTACCTCGCGGAGAAGCTGAAGCAGATTGGTATTGGGGCAGGAACGGGGGCGGCAGGTACGGCCGCCCTGAAGGGCCTTGGAACGCTGGCCGAAAATCTTCTCCCGTCCAACGCGACCGCGCAGGCCCTAAACGTCCTCGGCCGGAAGGACATCAACTCCCCGTTCGCAACTCAAGGTGAAGACCTCGCGGCCAAGACTGGAGTCATGCTCACCCCGGCTCAGGTCTCCGGCAACAAGGCTGCGAACATGGCGGAGAACGCCGCGCGGCAGTCGATCTTCAGCCGCGACCTCGCTTTCCAGGGAGACAAGGCCAGAACGCAACAGCTCGCTGACTACTTCGACCGCACGCTCAATGGCATCACGGCCTCCGAAGCTTCTCCCGCTATCGCTGGTGCTCAGGTCCAGGCCGCGACCAAGAATGTCATCGGGAGTCTGGAGAAATGGCGTTCCCAGACGGCGGCCGAAGATTTCGGCAAGATTCGCGAAATGACCAAGGGTCAGGCGGCGATCAATCCGCAGACCACGAATGACCTTCTTCAGCAGATTTATCAGGAGAATTCTGGTATCGGTACGCCCGGTGGTGATGCTCTGGCGAATTTCGCCAAGAAGCAGTTGGCTAACGTCGCCCCTGATACGCAGAGCG